CTTATCACCAGTACCAGTCACAGGCAATTCAAGTGAGTCGGTGTGTGCCGAATCATTTTGCAAGTCAAGTGTAACGATATTGATTTTTGCACCATCAGATTCGATTGCAATTTGTGGTGAAGATAGAACAGAAGCCGCACGGAGAATCCACTCAAAGTCTTCAGCAGAAAGAGAGAAAGATACTTCTGGATCAGGCATCGTTAGTGCTTTCTCTGGAGGAGTATTAATCAAATTGCCTGCACAGAATCGATACAGAATCTTAGAGCGGCCGCCGTTGCCTACGATAACGACATTGTTATCGGAGAATTCAAACGATGGATCATCTTTGTGTAAGGATACCACAGAAAGAAAGTTATTCAAATCATAAACACCAAACTCAGTTGGAATTTCTTCATTGATAGTTGCCTCTGCGAGAATGTTCTTCAGAGAAGAAACAGTCTTTAGAGTTTTGCCTTGTTTAAATAAAAGGCCTTGATTGATAGAACCAAAGTTCTTCAAAACGGAGAGTGTGTCATTCGATAATTTCATAATTTAGTTTCCTTAGTCAAATCGTGATTATGTAGAGCCATAATGCTATAGTGTAACACTTTTAGCAAATCTTTGCGGTTATAACCGTCTTTCTTCCCATATCTTTGGGAATACTTCATAATGTTACCAATGCAAAATCCTTCACCATGTCCTGAGTCCATGATAAATTCAGTTGCCTGGAACTTATTCTGTGAGTAGTGTTCGCCATAGGTATCATCAATGTACTTTTTGAGCTCATTGATGATACGGTCCTCACTATACTTGTATTGAATAGTGGTTGTTTTCAAGCGGTAGCTTCCTCTTCTTCATCTTCAACTTCAAGATAACGAGATAGAGCCGATGATATTCTGTTTTGATTAAAGTTTTCAATTTTTTGGTCATTTTTACCAAATACAATTAATTTACCCTCATCTTCACATAGATTGATAATATTAGAAGGAAGAACACCATATAACTTAATAGGTGAATCGGTAAATCGTGTACCTTTAAAGAAACCAAAACTCATTTGAGATAATTTAAGATACCATTCTGTTTTAAATTTCTTAATTGATTTAACATATGATGCGGATCTATCCCAACCAGTAAGTGTACCAGTGTGTAGTACAACACGAATTTCTTTGCCTGGGTTTTCTTGTGCTAATTTGCAAGCAGAAAATAAAGCTTTAGAAGCATATCCAGAAGAAACAACCAAATACACCATATTACCTACAGAAAGATAATTATTTTTTATTAGCCAAACTTCTGCCTCATCTTGTGTCCAAGATTCAACTTTTAATCCAGCATTTGTATTATTAACATCGTGGAAAACTCTTGTTGCAATATCTTCACGTTTTTGTTTAGAAAAACTTCTTGCACGTTTGTTTATCCAACCAAGAATTGAACTTTCTGTTGCTTCTAAAGTTCCTCTTTCTACTTTATTTTTAGCAATTTCAAAAAAATCTTCTTGCAAATTATATCCAGCAACATAAGGTTCTTCATTGCCTTCTAGACCAAAATCTTCAATAGCATCTTCTTGCAAATCTGGATTATTTGCATGTTCACCTACAAATTTATATAATCTTACAATTCTGTTTGTATATTTAACATCTTGTAAAATCTTATCTTTTGTTCTGCCATCAAGAATAATAATTCTACTACCTATTTGTATCACGGAAATAGGATCACAAAATAATTTCCAACCATTTTCCATAATGTCTCTGGCTAAAGAGTCACGTTTTGGATTACCACCACCTGAACGAATTGATTGTGAACTACCAATTGTACCTTCTCTTGTTAACCCCTTTTCACCCATCAATGCAAGACAATCATATTGAATACCTTCAGGTAAAGAATAACTTGTGCCGTCATTTTTTTTATAGAATTGTGGATGTGCTTCTTTATTCAAAAGACTTTCTACAATGTCTAAGTCTTCTTGTGTGAAACTTCCATATTTTTTAATTTGTTTAATATTTTTCATAGTTTTCCTTTAAGTTTAAAATTTAATGTGGATTTTACCCACTATACCAAAATTTTTAGTTTTGGTCGCCTGTCTTTTACAACAGACTAAAGGGAATTTTACTTCCCTTATTCTTTCTACAGTTTGCCTGTATATTGTGCAACAGCAGGCATGTTACCACTAAAGGCATATGTACCGATGTGTTGTGTTTTCATCCATGGACATAGATAGATTGTTCCACCCATCTTACGCCACATTTGACAGAACATATAATCTTCGGAAAGATATCGTTCTGAACCACCACCTGTGATACTATCTTTTGTATCGATAACAGTATCAAAGTAAGCATGAATGTAACGTGTACCATCAAAGTTAGCTTGACCAACATGATCCGGTTTATATTTGATAGATGGATATTCAACTTCCATTTTCTCAAACACTTCACGTTTCACCAACATGAAACCTGTACCAATTTCCATAACTTCAAGAGGTTCAGTTACTTGGAATTGTGATGTACCTTTTACAACATTGAAAACGTATTCGCCTACAAGTTGTTCAAGTTCTTTTGGTTCCATATCGGGATGACTTCTTGCAGCTGCTGCAACATTTCCCCAATTGATTGATTTCTTAGGATAAGGTCCGCCGATAACGTCTTTATCTAAGGCAAGAAGTGCTAAAACATCTTGTGGATTATAATGAATATCAGAATCGATAAACAAAAGGTGTGTATAACCAGAACGGAGAAATTCATCTACAAGGTAGTTTCTTGCTCGAGTAATTAGAGATTCATTGAACAGGAATGAAAACTTAGTTTCAACCCCATATTTTGCCATTGTTGTTTGTAAGTCCAATGCTGACTTAACATAAAGACCATGTGACATGCCACCGTACATAGGTGTGGCAATAAACAGTTTGTTCTTTTTTAGTTCTTCGACTTTAACTTGTATTTCCATAATGTATCCATAAAATAAAAAGAGAGAGTAATATAATATATATCACTCTCTCATAGGCTACCTAAGGAATATTAGGCGAAAGCACGTTCACCTTGTGAACGAATTGCTTGAATACCAGCAGCAACAATGCGCTTAGTTGGTGTTCCAAGGCGATAGAAAGAAACTTTCTCACCACTTGATGTAACACGGCTGTTCAAGTAGATGGCATGGCCATCGTTACGCAACTCATTGATAGTTGCGGATGGGTTTGCAACACCGAAAACACTCTGCATCTTTGCAGGTGTCAATGTGTTGTAAGAGCCGGACTTTGACAAATATGTCAACACTTTATTTTTTGCACTCATTACGAATACTCCATTTTTTAGTCTCTCAGATTGAAAACATTTGAGAGGAGACTGTTCTCTCAAATCAGATTTAATTATAACAGAAACCGTGCTAGTTGTCAACACTTAGCACGGTAAATATGTGATTTAGAAAGGAACATCGTCACTTGTACCGGTCTCTGCAACAGGTGGCACAGCAACGGCATCAAGATTAATACCTGCATCAACTTTGGTATACAAGTCAAGGAAGGATGCCTTTGTATCTTCATCAAAGCGATTCAAACAAAGACCAATTGCCTTCATCTTATCACCGAAGATACCGAAAGTAGAAACAATATGCACTAAACGGCGAGTAGAAATCACTTCATCACATCCGCCATCAGCGAATGTTTTACGAATGGCATCTGCCCAAGTAACTAGTTTATCAGCAAAATCGTCATCTGCACGATTGGCAGATTCTAATTCTTTCTTTATAATCTTACGTTCAATGGTAACTGGCGGCCATTGTTGTTCATAAGTATTTGGGAACCTTTCGAGGAAGGCCTCATTCAATACGTTAGTAAACATATAGCGACCATCATCTGAACCTTTACCTTTAGTATTTGCAGTAGCGAATACAGTAAATCCTGGCGCAGGTGTAATCAATTCACCTTTCTTTTTCAACATGAAAGGTTTGCCTTCAAGTACACGTTGCAAAGAGGAAAGATTCTGAGCACCATAATCAATTTCATCGATACATAAAACAGCACCTTGACGAGCAGCCGTTGTAACAGGACCGTCACGCCATTCCATATTGCCGTTAATTAATACATAGTTTCCAAGCAAATCACCCTCATCAGTTTCGGGTGTCATGGAGATACAAATGAATTTACGTTTAGCCTTAGCACATGCCTGTTCAATAGACATTGTTTTACCGTTACCGGAATGACCAGTAACAAAGACAGGAAAGAATTGTTCAGATTTTACAATTGAAACAATATCTTCAAAGTCACCGAATGGGACATAATTTTTATATACAGAAGGAACTAAATTTGTAGAATCTAAATCTGTAGCGATATTGGAAATTTTACTTAAAGATTTATCTATAGGTTTAACCATTGGAATGATTTTAGCTTGTAGAGCAATTGTTGAAGATGGAACACGATACATTCCACGAGCAACTCGGTTTGATTCATCTTTAGTGAACCATTGGGCACTTCGCATACCCATTTTTTGACATACTGTTTTAATCTCGGATCGACTCACTTCGGACTTACCGAGCGCTTGTAGATTAGAAATAAATTCTTCACGGATTTCAACACGATTTGACATAATATAAAACACCTTTTTAATTCACATGATACCATTATAACACAATCACAACAGAAGTCAAGCCCTCTGTTGTTTTTATGCAACACTTATACAGCAATGCCTTGAATGAATTTAGACACTAAAACACGATTAACTTGTTTACCGCGGTTGAATTTCATAAACGCATTTTTCAATTTATTAGCTGTAACTTTACCTTCGATTTCAATTTCTTCATTGTCAACAACAAGATTAGAACCACCAGCAATCATAAAGAAAGTGGTATAACCTTTTCGTTTAGAAACAATAAATTTTTCACTTCGAAAATCTTTCATAACTTTACGTTCTATTTCATGAGCGGCAAATCTATCTACTCTAGACATTTCACCAAATGATTGCCCGTAATCATCAACATACATTCTTTGAATTGCAGCTTTTGGGCGACCTTCAATTATGTAGAATCCGAACACTTTTGAATGTGTAGTTTTATTAAACCATTCTAGAACAGCACGGAATGTAGGACAACCATTACCATTTGTTGACATCATTTGAG